GATGGAGCGCACGAGGTCGCCCGTGAAGATTGACGTGGCTTGGCCAGTCGGAATGTTGTACACGTTCATACGTGCGGGACATCCACCGGCTTGGTGGACGTTCGTTCGGAAACCGAACTTGGTATCAGCATTGGCCATCGAGAGTTACCTCTGTCAGTCGGCCGCCGCGTCCACCTTTCTGCCGATCACTCGGGCAGGGTGGGTCACAGCAGTCGTATGGTTACGAAGGATGCGATGACCACCCACTTGCGCTTGCTCCAGATCCGCTTCAACGGCGGTCATCTGCAACGCGGTCTGCGCTTGGTAGTGCGCCTTCCGTTCGTTGTAGATGCTCTCTGGCATCTCGCACAGCATGAGGTCATCAACCACAAAGGCCCCGGTTACCGAGCCGGCGTTCGCCCCGATCCCTTGCCAATCGGCACTGATCGATTCGAGTGGTCGAGGGTTCCATCCCTCGCGCAGTCGCCGGTTCCTGTTTCTGGGGTCATCCGCACCTCGGAATGACACACGAATCCAGCGCTGCTTGTACCCCGGCCGGGCCGGTGGTGCATCCAGACTGGAAGGGCGTTGCCATTGAACCTTTCGGCTCTGGTGGGTGGCACGTTCCTCCGATACCTCGTCCACACGAGTATCGTGCGCGCGACGGTCGTCGCGGCGAGATGCCCCGGCATCTGCGGGGGCTGAGTCTTTTCCGATGAACTGAAGACCTTGGTCCTCGTCTTCATCACTGAGATCTTGGGGGACCTGCGGTTGCCGCGCCATCAGTTGCCACCCGCCAACAGTTGACGGCGGTTCTTGGCGAACTCCTTGAGCACGGCGGGATCGTTCGGGTCGAGCCCGAACTTGCGCATTGAGGCGAAATCGTCTTCGTTCAATTCGACTTTCCCTGTCTGAACGACTTGTCGCTGGGTCCTGGAGCCATCTCCTGCTGGCGCTACGGGGGACCGTCCTTTGTCCCTCGATCGCGGCAGTGAGCGCTCACTGTCAGCATCATCGTCCCCCGTTTTACCGACTGTGTCAAACGCATCGGGGATGGCCTTCTTCAGGCGCTTGTCCAGCTCCGTGAAGTAGTCTTCCTCGGACGGGTCGAACCCAGCCGCGTGGACCTCCTTGTCGATGCGGTTGGCAATGCGGGTATGCCGCTCGAAGCCGGATCGCGCGTACCAGTCGGAGTGGCTGTCTTTCCACTCCTGAGCCAGCTGCGCGCGTACCGGGGTTGTACTCGTGCCCGGCTCGTCATCCTGGCCAGGGATGGGAGCTGGGCCGTAGTCGGCAGCGATGCGTCGGGCCTTCGCGTCGGTCAAGTCACTGGTGAGGCGCACCTGCAACTTGGTGTCCGCTTTCTCGATCGCCTGTTCGAGATTCTGCTCGATCGCATTGATCTGCCTATCCAGCGACTCCTTGGTGTCCTTCGTCGCCGCAGCGGTCGATTGCGCCAGCTGACGCTTCAGCTGCACGTTCTCGGTCTCCGTGGCCTCTCTCAGCTGGCGTTCACGGCGCTTTGCGCGTTGTTCGCGTTCGAGGCGGGCCTGGAATTTGCGGGAGAATTTGTCGTCGTCGCCGGCATCGTCATCGTCCTCGCCGCCGTCCCCTTGCCCGGCGTCCGCCTTACGGGGGACCACCACGAACTCGGGATCTTCATCATCCCTGGAAGCCTTGTCGTCCTTCGGGGCAAGACGACGCATCCCAGGAGTTTCAGCGTCAAGGTCGATCTCAATCCGCCCCAGGTCGCCGCCGCCATCGGAGACGCCCCGGAGATCTTCAAACACTATCTTTTCGTTTGCCATGTTCTACGTCCGTGTAGGTTAGTGAGTGCTTACGTTCAGGCGAACTGCATATAGTCTGCGGGGTTGTCGACCACAGCGATGATCTCATCATCGTTGAGGATCAGGTACTCAGACCCGTCGCGCAGAATCACGCGCTGGCCTGCGTACTTCCCGTAGATCACCCAGCTGTCGACGGTCGGGTTGTTGCCGTCCTTCAGCTTCGGGGATTGATACGCCTGCTCACCCATGGCGCACACCTTGCCCACGGTCGTCAGGAATTTCATGTTTTCGATCACCACGTCAGCCAGCTCGATCTTCCCACCTGGGGCGACCTTCGGCGGCTTGTACGGGCGAACCAGCACGCGCCAGAGGGTGACCCTCGGCGGCGTGGGAGAGCGCATCTCGACACTGGTCGGGGGCACGAATTTGACTTCGCTCATAGGTCGCTCCCCGGGGCCATGTCATCCGCGTCAGTGTCATCGCGCTTGAGCAGGCCGAGCAATACCTCGCCCGCCTTCTCGTAGCCGGTGATCACGCCAGTGATGTGCCGATACTCCTCCATCGATCCAATCACGTTCTTGCCCAGCTTGGTGCTCAGCACGAGCTGCGCCTCGGCAAAGCTATGCCGAGCCTCCTTTACGAACTGCCTTAGTACCGTGGTACTCATCGATCACCTTCTCCACTACTCCTGCCCGGAAATCGAGCAGTGCTTTGAACGACAACCCAGACTCGTTTGACGCCTGGGCAAATGTGCGTGGGGATGTCCCGCGAATGCCACGCTTGCGCAGGAACTCCCGCGCCTCACGTACCTCTTGGGGCTTCATCGCCACTTACTTTCTCCCGTCTTTGGCCAGCCGCTTCGTGCGGGCCATCTCACGTTGATGTTGCAGGTCCACGGCATTCGCCTCGGCCGTATGGTCCAGCTCCTGCGTATGCTTGGTGTCCTTCGCCATCGTGTCCACCGCCGCCCCGAGGAGCTTGCGCTCTACGTCCGCGCCGGTTAGTGAGTCCTTACGAACCTGATCAGCATCGAACGCTCGCGACTTCCGCTCCTCGTCGGCAGCGAACGCCTCTTCCTTGCGCCGCTCCTCGGCCTGGAACTCCGCCTCGGGGTCCGGCTTCGGCGGATCTGGCGGCATGATCTGCATGGGCGGCAGCTGCGCGGCCATCTGCGCGATCATCGTCTCGACCTGCGGATCGATCTCTTCCTGCTCCTCGCCCGCCATGAAGGCCGGCGGCGGCAGCTGCATTCCGGCCTGCTGCATCTGTGCGGCCATCGCCACGTAATACTTCAGCGCGAAGTGTTCGGCCAGATGCGCCTGCATCGCCGGGCCGGCCATCTCCAGCGCCTGCTCGTTGAGGCCCTGGAGGAAATTCATGTGCACCGCAATGTGCGCATCATGGTCCTGCTCGGGGAACACCTGCGCCGCTGAGCCGATCAGGATGTTCATGTTCTCGTTCACCGGGTCGAGCCGCTTGTGCTCGCCCTCGCCGCCCTTCAGCAGGTCATCGAAGTCAGGCACCCTGATGGCCTTCAGGAAGCGCTCATGGACCTTGCGCCGGTCGTACAGGTCAGGGTTCTCGGCAGCCAGCTGGATCAGCGCCTGGCCCTGCGCAATGCGCTGCGTGGTCGAGAACACGTTCGGGTCGCTGACGGGAATGACATCGACGCGGCCGTCATAGTCCGTCTTCAGCACGAACTGATCAGCGCCCTCGATCTGGTAGGGATACTGGTCGTCGAGGAACTCGAAGTTCAGCTCGGCGCGCAGCTGGAACTCCTCAGCCTGGGCAACGTGCAGCCGGCGGTGCACGCCGCTGAACACCTTCTGCGATTGCTCGATCAGCGCGATCGTGGTGCCGACCGGGCCCGTGTTGGCGGCATCGCCCGTCATCTCCTCGGTGATCGAGGCGAAGCGTCTGCCCGTGTCGGTGAGGATCTGGAACAGCTGGGCCAGGGCAGCGCTGGGCTCCTTGAACGGCGGCGTGTAGAACGCGCGCTGCATCTCCTCGCCGGTCATCTTGACCTGCGCCCAGACCCCCGGACGAATCTGCACGTCGCCCGGCGGCAGCTTCGCCTCGTCGGAAACGAAGCCACCCTGGAGGTTCGCGAATGCGGCCGAGTCGAGAAGAGCCCGCAACGTCCCTGTCGCGGACTCCGCAACCGACCCGATCAAGTGGAGCAAGCCGAACCCGTAGAAGCCGAGGCCCGGCAGGTATTTGTAGTGCGTGAACCACAGCCGCTTCGTGAACAGCGGGTCCTGCTCTTTCCAGTTGCGACGGATCGACAGCAGCGTGCGGCTGGTCTTGTCGATCGTGACGATGTACGGCATGGGCGTGCCGAGCGGCTTGTCCTGGCCCAGGGCTCCATCGCCGGGCACAGCGAACCGCTGCTGGTCCATCTCCAGTTCGAGGTCGCAGTGCATCTCCAGCACTTCGTACACGTGGTCCTCGGGGTGCAGCGCCTGCTGACGATCGTCAGACTGGTCGCGCATCTCCTGGCCGCTGTCGCTCGACTCGTCAATCGCCTGCGACGACGCCTTGATCAGCTTGCAGCTGCGGTAGAACCCGGAGTTCATCAGCCGCTTCATGTCCTGCTCGGACGTGCGCAGCCGGTGCGTGTAGCGCGACGACGTGCGCAGATCCGTGGCGAGGTACGGCACGATGAAGTCGCCCGACTGCACCAGCCGGCTGACGGTCATATCGCTGGTCGGGTCGTAGTAGGTCTTCTTGAACGCCGAGCCCGCGATCGGCAGCCAGAACAGCATCGTATCGGTGTGCCAGAAGTACGCGCGATCCTGCGTCGTCATCTGGTAGTTCATGTGATCCTTGACGCGCTCGGCCTGCTCTTCCAGCTCGGGCGTCTTCTTGCCGACCACGGTCGCTTTCGCCGGACCCTCTGACGGGAACAGCTCCTCGATCGCTCGCGCCTGGAACTGCACGCACGCCTCGCCCAACAGCGGGTAGTTGACCGCCGATGCACCCTCGAACGGCAGATCACCGAGCGGCTCGTTGCGCAGCCCCAGCAATTCCATGGCCTGGTCGATGCGGCGCTGCCAGTCCATCCGCGATTCGAGGTCGGACGCGACCTGCTCGATTACGGTGTTGATCAGCTTCGTCTGCTCCATGACCGACAGCTTGTCGGCCAGGTTGCCGGCGTGCTCCTCGCTATCATCACCCGAGGTTCGATTCATGCCCGGGTTGAAGTCGACGACTGCGGTGTTGCCGCGCCGCTGCACGCGCACGCCAGCCGCGTCGGTCTCATCCAGGTCAACGGGCTCGTCGGGGACCATGCCCTGGGCGCGCTCGTAATCCTTCATCATCGTCGCCATGGCATCACCCGTAAATTGACTTGCGCTTCTTCAGATGACGCATCAGATCGATGTCGTCCTCGTCCTCGTCGAGGTACTCGGCATTCCAACGGCGACGCAGCCACAGCAGCATCTGCGTGACGGTATCGGTGATGTCGTCGTGCTCGCCGGCCGGGAACTTGGCGCAGTGGTCGATCACATCCACCGCCCACTTGCGGCCGAACGGGAACCAGATACAGCCACGCTCCAGCACCAACGACGCCGCATGGGCGCGCACGTGCTTCGAGTCGCTCACCTTGATGCGCGACACCGGCAGCCCAGCCCGCTTCAGCTCCTGCGCCAGACTGTGCCCGCTCGCCTTCTTCTCGATCAGGATGCGGTCGGGCTTCCAATCCGCATACGACTGCATTGCCGCCTCGCGCAGGTCGGGGAACGACAGCCGCTCCTCCATGCGTTCGAGCAGGATCGCGCCGAGCCTGGGCTGGCCCGGGTACTTGATCTTCCACAGCACGTCAGGATCGTTGTGCTCCTCCCACTCGAACACGCCCCACGTGGTTCGAGCAGTGAAGTCGTTGACCTCCTCCTCCTCGAACGCCGTGTCGTACGACTGGATGACCATCTGGCACACCGGCATCTCGGGCTCTTTCCAGGGCCGCCAGTGGTGCTTCTTCAGGATGTTGCCGGCCTTGTCGGACGGGTTCTGCTGGATCTGCGCCTCGAAGCCGCGATCAGTCAGCTCGCTGGCCATCTTGATCATCTCCAGCTCGCCGAACCGCTCGGGCGTCAGCAGCTGGTCTTCGAGCTGTCGCGGGTCGCGCCAGATCTCCTGATCCTTCTTGAGCGGGACAGCGAAGCGTGGATTCTTCGCGGGCGGCTGCGTCAGCTCGCCGGTCTTCGGGTCGCGCTCGCGC